TCCTTCTGACCGAAGCCGTGGTAGCCGTGTAGCAGGTAAAAACGAACTACACCGTCGTCTACGTGTAGATGAGGATACAGGCAGGGCCGGAATCGAAATATTCAGTAACTGTACCAACCTGATTGCTCAACTACCAACTCTTCCTTTGGATAAGACGAACCCAGAGGATGTTAACACAAAAGTAGAAGACCACCTTTATGATGCCCTAAGATACGGCATTATGTCTCGTCCGCAGTCACGGTCAGTGTTTGATTACCCATCACAGATACCCGTGCAACGGTGGCAACCAGCGGACTCTAGCTTTGGATATTAATTATGGCTGAAGAAGACCTCATGGAAGCTTTCGCCTTCGAACCTAAGTCCGGTTCGGAGAAGTTGGCAGAATACATTCAAGATAAATTTACCTCGGTGGAGTCCAGCCGACAGGAAGAAGAAGAGAGGTGGCTAGAGGCCTATCGTCAATATCGTGGTCTGTACGGCCCTGAGACCCAGTTTACTTCTTCCGAAAAGTCCCAAGTCTTTATTAAGATTACCAAGACCAAAGTGCTCGCTGCTTACGGGCAAATCATTGACGTGCTGTTCGCTGGTCAACGCTTCCCACTTGGTGTTGATTCGACGCGTATCCCAGAGGGCGTAGACGAAGCGGTACACTTTGACCCTAAAGACCCTGAGAACGCGATTGAGAAGCTGGAGAAGACTTATGGTTTTGCTGGTGACGGCAGAGAGCTACCGCCCGGTGCCACGTCCCAGATGATGCAAGAGATGAGCCTTGGTCCGCTCATCAACCAATTGAACGAGATTGAAGATAAGCTACGCCCCGGTATGGGCAAGACAGCAACAGCCCAAACATACCATCCTGCTGACGAAGCTGCGAAGCGCATGGAAAAGAAAATCCTTGACCAGCTTGAGGAGTCCAGTGCATCGAAACATCTGCGCCACACTGCATTTGAGATGGCTCTGTTTGGCACCGGCATCCTTAAAGGTCCGTTTGCGATGGACAAGGAGTATGCCAACTGGGATGAAGAGGGTAACTACAGCCCGATTATCAAAACCGTACCGAAGGTAGAGAATGTTTCGATTTGGAACTTCTACCCAGACTCCGATGCCAAGAACATGGATGAGTGCGAATTTATCATTCAGCGGCACCGTATGAGTCACTCGGATATGCGCAACCTTAAGAAGCGTCCATACTT